AAAAAAGGCGGTAGCATGACGCGCACCCGCAGAACACCACGCGGCATCGGCGGCAATGAGTTCCCCCCGGAGCAAGACATATTCCGGGCGCGGGTGAATGAGACAGAACCCGATGCACGGGATCGTCACGGGGCGGACAAGTGGGGCCAGTTTGTCGCCCGGACGCCTCTGGACCGGGCCTACACGAAATTCATTGCGCGCGGCTCTTGCTGGCTTGGCCAGGATGAAACCGAAGTCCTGCGCCGCTATCGTGCCGGTCGATTGTGGTTTCGCAAGTGGAACATGGCGCAAGGGCTGGGATATGACGCCACGCTGCGAGAGGCGGTAGATGGCGGCGGATACGGGCAGGGCGGGCAGCTATCCCGTTTGCAGGCCAGCACAGACAGATTGAAGATATACCGGGATGAACCCCGCCTGACCGCCAAGCGGTTTGGGGATCTGGACGCGGTGTGTGGTGTCGGGCTTGAGCCGGGCGAGCATGGCCGAAATACGGGCCGGGACGCGAAGACCGTGAAGGAATCCGTCATTGCCGGGTTGGAAGTGATTATCGGCTATTCGCCCTGGCAGAGACATTTGGAAGCTGAGACGGTCCTAGCGATCCGTCCAGCGGCATAGGAGAGTGAAGATGATAAACACGATATTGCGGAGCCTCACGCTTACTATTGGTGTCATACTGATAGCTAACGGCGTGAAAATTGGGCCGGACGCATGGGGTTTTATAGCCCTTTCATTAGGCGGTGGCGTTTTGGGGCTTCATGTTTGCATTCGGCAGCCCTCTCATGACTGACCTCAAGCAAGCAGCCCAGCGTCTTATCGAGCTGGATGGTGAGCGGGTTATTACGGGGCGTGATGATGAAGCGCTGCAAATGGCTAAAGACTATCTGGCGAAGTGCGAGGAGGTCGAGAGGCTGCGCTCTGCGATAGGGGATAAAGGCGGAACCGAACACGCGCCGACGCAATGGGCTTATGATCAGGCCTGTGCAGCAATTGAAAAACACAAGGCGGAGGTCGAGAGGCTGCGGAAGGCCTTGGAGAGACTGGCATCATCCAATGCGTTCCATGTTCCTAAGGTGATGTCAGAGGAGGAGCGGCAGCGCATCACCTTCGCCCTCCAAGCACTAGGAGACACAGATGAGTGAAGCCGCGCTATTTGTTCGCAAGCCGAGAGACACGGCTCGCCCGTATAAATGCCTGAAAGTCGATGGTTTTGGGGTGCGGTGGTTCGAGCCCGGAAAGTATTACACGCGGGACGAAATCAAAGCGTACCCAAGCCCTGAAAACATAAGGATTATCCTATGACCAAGATGTATAAGCTAATGCCGGTAGAGCCTACCGGGGAGATGTTGGAGCGCGCTTTGCATGATCTTGGAACGCCTAACCCCAAGGAAAGCAAGGTGTGGCTGCGCTCGTTTTATCGCGCCATGACCGCCGCCGCACCATCCCCTTGGCGTCCGATAGACGAGGCTCCGAAGGATGGGACGCCCGTTTTGGTTCACCGGAAATCCGAAGAAGGATGGGAGCGCGAAATCATCGGTGTTGATCGCTTTCTTTACGGAGCGTGGAATAAATCACGCCGGGACATGCAACCCACCCACTTCATCCCCCTTGAATGGCTCGGAACGCCGGGAGGAGAGTGATGACACGGTTTCTTGACTGGTTCGCCATCGCCATAGTCGTTTCGGTGATACTCGTTGTCCTGTTTTTCGTCGGCAAGATAACATGGGAAGCTGGCCCAACCGCATGGGGAGTACTGTTAGGGATTGCCCTGTTTATATGGGCGCTGATCAGAGCTGATGACGCCCGGTTAAAGTGACCCCAGAACCGCTAGTTAACCTGCATACGAATTGTCTTGACGATACCCCCGAAATCAGGGCAGTTTCACATCAGGATGCAGCGCGTGTCGCTGAAATCCATTCACGAAAGTTTACAGAGCGCTGGTCCCCCATAGAGGCTGACACGGGGACATCTGGCCCGGCACTAACCGCCTGATGATCAGCTGAAACGCTGTGAAACCCGCAAGGGTCGCGTGGAGTCTCCCCAGCCGGGGAATAAATGGAGACCTAGGCCTCTTACTCAAGACCTAGCCTTGCTAGGCCAGCCGGATTGATCCCCGGCTGCTGATATTCCCAGAACAGACCGCCTCCCAACAGTCCCCTAAGCTCCCGTGATGGTGGCAACCCCAGACGGCGGTCTTACCCTATCCCACGCCCCGCACACACCCTTAGAGCGCCACAATAAAGCGCAGGCGGTGAGCGTGGGACACTCTTGCATCACCATTCGTTCTGCCCCGTCTAAGACAGGAGTTACATCATGAGCTTCGGTAGTCTTGGCGTATTGAACAGGCTGGGGGATCTGGGCGGGCCGGGGGTTGCGTCTGCGGCGTCTGGATACACCATTGGCGATGCCGACGCGCAAGCGGTTGTCGATAACATGGACACCGAGCCGGGCGATGGCCTTAAAGAGCTGATTGATAATTTTGTCGCTGGCACAAAAACCGATAGCGTGTGGACAAAAATTGACCGCTTCTGGTTTCCTGCGGTGCATGAACAGGGGGCATCGGCCCGGCTTGACTGGAAATCCCCGGCAACGGTTGGGCGCAGGCTTACCGAAGTCAACACGCCGTCATGGACCGCATATCAGGGCTATACTGGCGACGGCTCGACCAGCTATCTGAACACGAATTTCACGCCTTCAACGGATGGAGTCAATTACACGCAGAACAGCGCCTGCGCGGGTGTCTGGGTCCGCACCGTTGGCCCAACAAGCGCCTCCCGAGCTTATGCTGGTCTTAATGATGGGTTCACGCAGCAAACAGCAATAATTCGCAGGGCTGACGGTAGTAGTTGGCAAGCAGTTGGGCCGAACGACACTACGAGCATAAACGCTACGACGCTGTCACAATCAGCGACAGGTCTGCTTGTTGCCAACCGATCGGGCGCATCAGCAAGACAGGTTTATCGCAACGGATCGTCAGAGGCGAGCGACACTCAAGCAAGCGTTGGCCTTCCTGCGTTCGATCTTTACCTGTTGGCGCGCAATTCGAGCGGAACGGCTGGCCTTTTCTCTGATGGCCAAATCTCTGCCGCTTTTGTGGCCGCCTCTCTCAACGCTACAGAGCAAGCCAACCTTCACACGCGGCTGAACACCCTGATAACAGGCGTAGCGGGGCTTTGACGATGTTCATTATCCTTGATGTGAATCAGGCAGGTCATGTGCGCGGCGCAACGGCAGAGGGAGCGGCGCTTTATCCCGCGCCTTTGGCCAATGGCACAGAGTGGGTATTGCCCGTTCGGGTTCTGACCGATCCCCGCCATGCCGTTTATCACGCCTATCTCGACGCTCTGCCGCAGCGCGAAGTGACAGCGGACGAGTTTCCGCAACCCGAACCCCTGGAAGGAGAATAACATGGGTACCCAACGCGAGGAGTCTGAGTGATGGCGCAGATCGTTGAATACAAGTCCGTCGCGGCTAACCCGGCTGTGGATGTTGGCATGGTCGAAGCATCGGGCCTAGCCGTGTCCAATGTTACGACATCTGGCACGGCGGCGAACACCAGTCTTGCCGATGCAACGCGGTTTATCACGATCAAGTCAGAGACCAAAGCTGTTCGCTACGACATCGGCAACGGTGTAACCGCCACAGCCAACAGTCTTCTGCTTGAGGCAAATTCCGAGCGCTCTCACGGAATACCACCTGCGCGCAACAATACCTGGCGCGTTTCCATCATCGACGATTAAGGAGGCCTCAATGGCTCGCAACAACGCATTCCTCGAAGGAAATAAGGGCGTGGCCACAGCGGCCTGCCGTGCCGAAGAGTTCGGCGACAAGTATCACCACACCACGGTGCTCACGCTGGAAGGCGCAAGCGCGGTCTTGCCGGCCATTGCTGGCGGTGCCAATCTGGCCGTTGGCCTGAAGCTCTATGACTTTCCGGCTGGCGCTGTGGTGGTTGAAGCGGCGCGGCTTTACGATGTCGCCATCCAACAGACCGATGGCAACATTGCCGCAGACACGCCAGATGTCGGTCTGGGCACCACGATTGCCTCTGGCGTGGTTGCAGTGTTGGGCGGAACGGCGGCGTTTGAAAATGTGCTGACCGGCCAGACATTCACCGATTGCGATGGAACTGCCGAAGATGTGGCCGTGGGAACCCAGCTGGTCATCCAGACGGGCGACAGCCATTCGCTTTATCTCAACGTCGCTGATGGTTGGGCTGCAAGTGGCGATGCGGCTGCAATTGTGTCTGGCCAGATCATCGTTCACTGGCGCTATCTCGGCGGAGCGTAAGGTAATGGCGCGGCCAAGCAAATATTCCAAGGCGTTGGCCGCGCTTATTTGCGAGCGTATGTGTGAGGGTGAAAGCCTTCGCAAAATATGCGCTGATCCGAAGATGCCGCACATGGCCACGGTGTTGCGGTGGGTTGGAAGCGACTCTGGCGACAAGGCCGGGTTTCGCGAGCAATACGCGCGCGCGAGAGAGGCGCAGGCCGACAAGTACGCGGATGAGCTTGTGGACATTGCGGATGAAGGCACAAGCGAAAACGCCAATATTATTCGGCTGCGCATGGACGCCCGTAAATGGGCGGCTTCAAAACTCGCTCCGAAAAAGTACGGTGACAAGCAGATCAACGAGCATGAACACACGGGTGAGGTAACGCTGCGTTGGAAGTCGTAATTGATTACGAGCCGCGTGATCAGTTCAAACCACTCCATGACCGCCAGCACCGCTTTGCGGCTATTGTGGCGCATCGCAGGGCTGGGAAAACGGTCGCTTGTGTTCACGATTTAAACCGGGCGGCGGCGAAGAAGCGCAAGGCTCGCTTTGCCTATGTCGCGCCCTATTACGCGCAAGCCAAAGACGTAGCATGGGCGTACATCAAAGAAGCTGCGGCTCCGATTCCCGGCGTGAAGTTTAATGAAAGCGAGCTGCGGGTGAATTATCCGAACGGCTCGACGCTCCGCCTTTATGGTGCGGATAATTATGATCGGATGCGCGGTATCAGCCTGGACGGCGTGGTTTTGGACGAGTACGGCGATATGGATCCGCGGGCGTGGGCTGAGGTTATTCGCCCGGCTTTGGCTGACAAAAAGGGTTGGGCGGTCTTTATCGGCACGCCGAAGGGGCAAAACGCCTTTTATGAAATGTGTCAGCGGGCCGAAGATGAGCCTGACTGGATGTTCATGCGCCTGAAGGCCAGCGAGACCGGCCTGCTTGACCCTGACGAGCTTAAGGCGGCGCGCCGGGAGATGACTGAGGACCAGTACGCGCAGGAGTTCGAGTGCAGCTTTGAGGCTGCTATACCGGGCGCTTATTACGCCAAGCTCATTGCAGAGGCTGAAGAGGAAAAGCGCGTTGGCCAAGTGCCTTTTGACCCGAGCGTAAGGGTTTGGACGGCTTGGGACTTGGGTATAGGCGACAGCACGGCGATATGGTTTGCGCAGATCGTTGGCCGCGAAGTGCGGTTTATTGATTATTACGAGGCTTCAGGCGTGGGCTTGGATCATTACGTAGCCAAGCTGCATGAAGGCAGGCGGTCACGCTATACTTACGCTGAGCACTGGCTGCCGCATGACGCGGATCACAAAGAGCTTTCCAGTGGCAAAAGCCGCATTGAAACGCTGCGCAATTTGGGGCTGGAAGCGCGCGTCTTGCCTATCGCGCGTGTTGAAGATGGAATTAATGCAGTAAGGATGCTGCTTCCGCGCGTCTGGATCGACAAGGAGCGATGCTCCGGAGGAATTAAAGCGCTGAAGCACTACCGCAGCGAGTGGGACGAGAAGCGCAAGGTGCTTCGTCCGCGTCCGCTGCATGACTGGTCCAGCCACGGCGCAGACGCTATGCGCTACTTTGCCCAAGCTTATCGGGACACGTGGGGCAAGCCGGGTCGAGCTTATAGCGAAACTCTTGAGATGCCAGAATACGGAGCCGTTTAATGGAAGAATTTGATCAGGACTTCTTCCGCCGCCTGTGTTCCGACGAGCGGCAGAACAGCGTAGGCTATGAGCATGACGAGGAGCTGTATGGGCAGCGTGAACAAGCGCTGAATTACTACAAGGGCGAAATGCCGGACGTGAAGGCGCTACCCAATCGCTCCAAGGCAACAAGCTCTGATGTGTCTGATGCAGTCGAAAGTGTGTTGCCGGACCTCATCGAGATTTTCACGGGGTCGGATGACGTGGCAACCTTCAGCCCGGTGGGCGAGGAAGATGAAGAGGCGGCCAGCCAAGAAAGCGACTATATCAACCATGTCGTCTATGAGCAGAACGCAGGCTGGTTTCAGTTGTATACCGCCTTCAAGGACGCGCTTTTGGTCAAGACGGGCGTCTGGAAGTGGTGGTGGGATGACTACCGCTATGAGGAAGAGACCCTTGAGGGCCTGAACGCTGTTCGGCTTCAAGAGCTGTATGCCCAGTCCGAGCAGCCCGGCAGCGGGTTTGAAGTTGTCGGGTTTGAGCGTGAATCGACAGCCGATCCGGTTTTTGGCGCTTTGTTTTCCGCGACGATCTCGCAGCGCACGGGCGGCGGAAAGGCCTGTTTTGAGGCTGTTGACCCGATTGATCTCATGGTGGGCCGTGACACGGTGCGCCTGAGCGAGGCGACCTATGTGGCGCATCGGACGCGGACTCGCGCGCAATACCTGATCGAGCAAGGTTATGATGCGGACCTGATCGCCAAGCTGCCGAATTACGACAGCGTCGAGACGGAGGAGATAGAGCAAGCACGCGACACGGCTGGAGAATCCAATGAGGAAGGCGAGACAAACATTCTCCGCCAGGTCGAGGTCATCGAGCATTATGTGCGCGTCGATTATGACGAAGATGGCAAGACGGAAACATACAAGGTTCTGACCGGCGGCGATGAAGCTGTGGTGGTCGATATTGAGCGTGTGGACGTTATTCCGTTTGCGGCAATCACCCCCTATCCGGTAACGCATCGCTTCTTTGGCCGGTCGCTGGCCGATCTCATGGTGGAAATCCAGCGCATTAAGACAGCGTTGCTTCGCCTGATGCTCGATAGCGGGTATTTCGCGCTGAATCAGCGCACTGAAGTCTCGATGGAAAAGGCAAGCGAATTTACGATTTCGGACCTGTTGAACAACACGCCGGGCCGCCCGGTTCGGTCACGCACAGGTGATGCGGTCAGGCCAATCGGGGCAGGCTCACTTAATTTCGATGTGCAAGGCGCGCTGGAATATGTCGCTACGATGGGTGAGCAGCGATCCGGTGTCGTTCGCAATGCGCAGGGGCTGAATCCCGACACGCTGCACGACACGGCCAAGGGCGCGCAGGCTCTCATGAGCGCGGCACAAAAGCGCGTTCGCATGATCGCCCGGGTATTTGCGGAGACCGGCGTCAAGGATTTGTTTTTGGGGCTCCATGACCTGCTGCGCAATCACGCCACTGAGGCCGAGACGGCCAAGCTGCGTGGTTCATGGGTTCCGATCCAGCCAGCCAGCTGGCGGAGGCGCAAGGACATGACGATTGACATTGGCGTGGGCTCGGGCGGCCGCATGGAAGAGTTGATGGCCTTCCGCGAGCTGGCAGCGACGATGCAGAACGTCATGGAGCTGCAAGCCCAACTGACCGGCAACCCGCTGGGTGGTCCGTATGTGACGCCGAAGAACTTCTACGAGTTTGGCAAGCGCTATATCGAGCGGCTGGGCATCAAGTCCGTGGGTGCCGTCTGGACCGAACCTGCTGCCGAACAGATGATGGCGATGTTGCAGCCGCAACAGGGTGAAGACCCGATGGCGGCGGAAATGGCCAAAGAGCAGGGCAAGGTGCAGCTGGAGGTCATGAAGTTGCAGTCAAAGGCCGACATCGAGCGGTTCAAGGCGCAGCTTGAGGCTCAACTAAAGGTCCGCGAACAAGACATTGAGGCGAGGCTGCAAAGCCGTGGTCAGGACGTAAACCTTCAGGCCACCCGCATGGGAGGTATGGTTGGATAACGACGATCTGAAACGCCAAGGCGTTCAAGCCAAGCTGGAGCTACACGAGACCGAGGCCAGCTTCAAAGCCATTCGTGAGGGCATCATTGAGCGGATGTTGAGCGCGAAGACCGATGATGAGGCGCGCTCGCTTGTCTGGCGTTTGCAGGCGGTTGACGCGGTTCAATCCGATTTGATCGGCAAGGCGGCTAATCTGGAAATTGTCGCCCACGAAGAGGAAGTCGCTGGCCAGTAGGCCGCGCAGCATACCCCAACACTTGAAAACTGGAGAAAAGCATGGCGGACGACGCGCAGCCGGACAACGGATCTGCGTCTGAAGGCGTGCTCGATCTTGACACGGCAACAAGCACCATTGCCGCGCTTGACGAGCGCCCGGAAGACGAGGGCGATGAAGAGATTTCCACGCGGGATGAAAACCCGGATGTGGACGAAGAAACCGAAGCCGACCCCACGGCAGAGGACAGCGAAGCGGACCCTGAAGAGGCCACCGACGCTGATGTAGAGGACGACGATACGGAAGCGGACGAACCGCTCATCCAGCCGCCTCATTCTTGGGACAAAGAAGCCAAGGAGCGCTTTGCCAAGCTCGACCGGGAGACGCAGGAATACCTCGTCAACCGGGAGAACGAACGCGACCGCGCTGTTTCGCAGAAGTTCAACGAAGCCGCAGAAATCCGCAAGCAGGCGGAAGCGCAAGCATCGAAGGCTGCGCAATACGCGCAGATTTTCGACCAGCTTGCCAATCAGGCCCAACAGCAATTTGCGGACCGTTGGCAGAACGTGGACTGGCAAAGGTTGGCTGACGATCAGCCGGCCGAATACGTAAGGCTCAAGGCGCAATACGACACCGACCAGCAGACACTTCAACGCACCCAGGCTGCCCAGCAGGTTGCCGAGCGGCAGGCTCATGGCGATTTCCTGCAGCGTGAAGGGGAGCGTCTGAAGGATGTTGCACCGGATCTGGCCGACCCTGAAAAGGGTGCGGAGCGCCGCAAAGAGCTAGCCCAATATCTTGTGCAACAGGGCGTCACCACCGAGCAGCTCAAATGGGCGTCGGCTGACGAACTGGCCATTGCGCACAAGGCGTATCTTTGGGATCGCGCGCAAACACAGCCCGCGAAAACGCCACCCGTTCAACAAAAAACCGCCCCGCGAGCCGTGAAACCGGCAGCGGAGGCAAAAACCAAACCCAGGAAGGCGCAGGAAGCCGATGTGGCAATGAAGCGGCTGTCGAAAACTGGCAGTCTCGACGCGGCCACGGACGCGATTCTCGCGCTACAGCGTTAAGGAGAATGGGCCATGGCTGCCCCTACCAATCTTGAGACCACGGAAACCTCCGTCGGTCAACGTGAAGACCTGAGCAATGTGATTTATCGTGTTGCTCCTGAAGAAACGCCGTTTTTCTCGGCAATCGGCAAAGGCAAGGCAAAGGCGCGCTACACTGAGTGGCAAACCGAAAGCCTGCGCACGCCGGATGCGACGAACGGCATTGTCGAAGGCAATGAAACCGGCAATCTGAAGGCACCGAACCGCACCTCGCGGCTCGGCAATTACTGCCAGATTTTCTACGAATCCGGCGGTGTGTCGCGCACGCAAGAGCGTGTGGACATGGCTGGCCGCGCTTCGGAGATGGCACGGCAGAAGGCTTTGAAAGGCCTTGAAATCCGCCGTGATGTGGAAGCTCGCTTCATTGGCAACTATGCCTCGCAGAATGAAAGCGGCACTGACCCGCGTTTGTCGGCGGGTGTGCTGGCCTTTGTCGAGACCAATGATGATCTTGGTTCTGGCGGTTCGTCTGGCGGCTTTTCGTCCGGCATCGTGGCTGCTGCCAGCAATGGCACGCAACGCACGTTCACCGAGGACCAGATCAAAACGGTCATGGCCTCGGCGTTTGAAAACGGCGGCCGCCCGAAGATCATGTTTGTGAGCCCGTCTCACAAGCAGCAGGCTTCGGCGTTCACCGGTATCGCTGACATCCGCCGTGATGTGAAAGGCCAGGATCAAGCGGTCATTCACGCGGCGGCAGATGTGTATGTGTCGGACTTCGGCGCGTTGCAAATTGTTCCGCACCCGTATGGCCTGACCCGCGATGCGGTTCTGGTTGACCCGTCAATGGCGGAGGTTGCCGTGCTTGACGGATTCAAGACCGCACCGTTGGCCAAGACCGGCGATAATGAGCGTTTCCAGATCACCTACGAGGCGGCGCTCCGCATCAAGAATGAAAAGGCGCACGGGGCCGTTCGCGACCTGTCGTAAGCCAGATCGACCACAACTGATCATGGGGCGGCACTCAGGCCGCCCCTTTTTTTCAAAGGACAATGTGATGAGCAAGACAACAAAAGCTGCTCCGGAGCAGCCTGCAACCGCCAAGGCCGCTACCGGCGAGGTGAAAGTGCGCGTGTTGCCGCTGGGCGCTGGCAAAGTGTCGAACGGGCAGGGCGGCTACAAAGACGAAAATGGACGCATCAAGTTTGGCCGCTGTGCCAAAGGCGATGAGCTGACCGTGGCCGCAAAGGTTGGCGAGGCGCTGGAAGCCAAGGGATACGCGGAAATTCTCTGATGAGCGGCTGGCGGGATTTCGGCGCATCGAAAATACCCGGCGTCACCCGGTATTGGGCTGACGATGGCCAGGGTGGCGGCGTTATCCGGACGGTTCAGGATGTCTCCGCCATCATCGAGCGCAACAAGGCGATGGCAAATGAGAATGACGGGTTCAGCAAATCCCGGGAGATGAAGCGCGCCGGAACGGTGCCTTATCTCACGCTCTACAAATGGATTGCCGAAGCCCGCCTCGATGTTGCTGACCCGGATTTTACGGACAAGCTCAATAAGCTGATCATTCGCAAGCTTAATGACCCGGATTACCGGCATCTGAAAACCATTCCGGGGAGGGCGGGCTAATGGCACTGTCAAATTATACCGAGCTTCAAACGTCAATTGCGGCATGGATCAACCGCGACGATCTGACCGCGCCGATTCTTGATTTTATTGCGCTCGCCGAAAGCGACATGAACGCCACCATACGGACGCGCAACAACACAGCCTATGCGACGGTCACGTTCGCCAGCACAGGGCTTGCAAGTCTTCCGGACGGGTTCCGCGCCGTTCGCACAATAAGGCTGTCAGACAGCCCGAATACTGATCTGGAGAGCGCTTCGCTTGATCGGTTGAGCGAGTTGCTGGCCTACAATACCGAGGGCGGAAACCCGGAGGCCTTTGCAATAGATGGGGACAATTTCCGGGCTTATCCAACGCCGAGCGCAAACACTGATGCACTCTGCCACTATTACCGCACGATTCCCGCCCTGTCAGACAGCAACACGTCCAATTGGGTGCTGACGAAATACCCGCAAATCTACCTTTACGGCGCGCTTGCGCACGCCTGCGCCTACATGGACGATACCGAGGAAGAACGGAAATTCCGCGCCAAGTTTGAAGACGCAATGGACCGTCTCAATCTCGAGGGCCGGGATAATTACGGCGATAGCGCGACCATGCTGATGGAAGCGACGACGCCGTGACCCTTCGCACACCGCCGGGCGCTCCGGAATGGGCGCAGGCGATGATCCGGCAACTTCGCCAGATACTGACCCAGATTGAAAACCCGCAGCGGCCCACGCGGCTCGCCGTCTTTGCCGATGTTGCCAGCCTTCCCCCCGCTGCTCAGTGGGAAAACACCCTTATCCGCGTTGTTGATGTCGGGTCCGGCACTCAGGGGCTGGCTTATTCAGACGGCACCAACTGGCGGCGGGCTGACACCAACGCCACGCTTTAGGAGCGCGCCATGCCTTCAACTCCATCTCCTTCGCTGCGGGCCGAAATGCAAGCGGCGGGCGAAAACCTGAACACATGGGGGGACACCCGGCTCAATACCGCGCTCAAAATGCTGGAAGCGGGCGGGCATGGCCTGACCAGCCACACCCTGACCGGCAATGTGTCTTTGACCTATACCAATTACACGCAAACCAACGGGACGGATTTTGTCCAGAAAATCGCCGCCGCTTCCGATGGAGCCTATACGCTCACGCTGGGCGGATATGAGCGCGCCTATCTGATCTGGAATGCGTCGAGCTATGACCAGATCATTGCCTGTTCCGGAACGAGCGTCACGGTCTATGCGGGTGAGATTGTCCCGGTTTATTGCGATGGAACCGATGTCGTCCGGGTCAATCTTGAGCGCGTGACGGGTGACTTGAATGTATCCGGCACCGCGACAATTGACGGGGCTGCTTCATTTGGCGGCCTTGTGACAGCAGCAAGCGTTCCGGTCAGCGCCGATCACCTTGTCAACAAGCTCTACGTTGACGGGCTCGCGCTGGCGCAAGCCGACCTGCCGGGCCAATCATCGGCTACAAAATTCGCGTCTGTCACTTCGGACGGATCAGCTGCCAGCTGGGTGCAGGACATTCAGCCGGAAGTCATCACGTCAGCGACCACGGCAGTTGCGCGCCGCCGCCCGTATTTCTGCGACATGTCCGGAGGCTCTTATGCTTTGACGCTTCCAGCCTCTCCATCAGAGGGCGACATTGTGCGCTTCATGACCGATGGAAACGCTGTTTCCAACGCGCTGACAATCGGGCGCAATGGCGAAACCATTGGCGGGGTGGCGGAAGATATGACCGTTGCTGTCAACGGATTTTCCGGCCTGCTTTTCTACACATCATCGGACTGGAAGGTGTTGTCACTATGAGTGCAATCGAACAATTTGTGACCGGCCTGAGCGGTGGCGGCAAGGTTCTTGATCGGCAGGTGTTCACCTCCTCTGGAACATGGACAAAGCCTGCGAACGGGTCGGGCAATGTCGCGCCGGGAATCGGGCATTCGGTAAGATTACACTGCATTGGCGGTGGTGGCGGTGGCGCTGGCGGATCTGGTGGGTCTGCCGGTTCTGGCGGTGGCGGTGGCGGATATACCGTTGTCACCATTCCCCTAAGCGAGCTTTCGGCAACAGAAAGCGTTACAGTTGGCGCAGCTGGCGCAGCTGGTGCGGCTGGCGCAGCGGGGGGCAATGGCGGCGATTCTTATTTGTCGCCCTATGTCCGGTGCGGCGGCGGCAAAGGCGGCACTCTTGGCGGTGCATCCGGAGGCGTTGGCGGTTACGGGGACTATACGGGCGGAACCGGCGGCGGGATTACAGCTGGCGCGGCGGGGTCGGCAGGCACAACAACAGGCGGAACCGGTGGCGGTGGCGGCGGCGGCGAATCCACTGCGTCGGGCGCAAAGGGAGGTGACAGTTTCGGCGGAACCGGCGGGGCCGGAGGGACAGCGAATGTTGACGGGTCGGCGGGTGCTTCGTCCGGATCTGCAACATTTCCCCTTCCGGGCGCTGGCGGCGGTGGCGGTGGCGGCGGTAGCTCCGGTGGAGATGGAGGCGCCGCCGGGTCGTATGGCGGTGGCGGTGGTGGGGCTGCTGAAAGCACGGGAGCTGCAGCGGTCGGGGGAGCTGGCGCGGCTGGAGCTGTGATTGTTGAGGTGATTGGCTGATATGAGGGCCAATCTGGAATTTGCGCCCGGGCTGGTTCTGGATGACACCGGATTCGCGGTGCGGCAGGGCGGCTGGGTGTCTGCCGACAAGGTAAGGTTCTATCGTGGCCGTCCGCAGGTCATTGGCGGCTGGGAAGCGATAACGTCCACGTCATTGACCGGGCTTTGCCGGGGTGTGATGCCGTGGCGGGACAATAGCGATGTCTTGAATATCGCGCTTGGCACCAGCTCCAACCTTTATGCCATTGTCGGGGGTGATCCCTTTGACATCACGCCGTCCGCTCTTGCCGCAGGGCTGGAAGATTCTACAGGCGGGCAGGGCTATGGCACCGGCACCTATTCGACCGGCACATATTCCAGCCCGTCCACGACTGACTTCACGGCCCGCACCTGGTCTTTCGCACCCTATGGCGAGACGCTGCTGGCCTGCCCATCCGGCGGGACGATTTATCAGTGGTCCAATGACACGACCGCCAATGCGCTAACGCTTGGCCGGGTGGTTGAGGTCGATGATGATTTCTCCGCCTATGCCGACAATACGGCGCTGGATGCGGTTTGGACGCGCGGCACGGGCTGGGCGATGGATGCAGGCAACGACCAAGTTGATTGCGACGGTTCGCAGGCCGGTGACAGTGATTTAAAGCGCGCTTCTTACGGCCTGACGGTCGGCAAATGGTATCGCGTCGAGGTGGACTTTTCCAACCGGTCGGCTGGCACAATCGCGGCCTTTGGCGATGGCAATGAAGGCACGGCCTCATCGGATGCCAGCGGGACGGTGACAGTTCAATTTCGGGCGGCCAATGCCAGCGCGGACGCCGGAGCGCGCGGCGATGCCGACTTTGTCGGATCGGTTGATGAGGTTCGCATTATCGAATTGAGCGCGCCGGATGAAATCAACGTGATTTCGGTGCCGATGAATAAGCGCCATGTCATCGCCTATGGCTGCAACGAGGAAGCGACCAACACATTCAATCCCCGAGCCATCCGCTGGTGTGATTTTGAAGACCTGACCGCATGGGCGGCGCTTCCAAGCAATAATGCGGGCGAATATATTCTTGAAGGCTCCGGGGCGATTGTCGGGGTGAAGGAAACGTCTTACGGGGCGTTTATCTGGACCACGAATGAAGTGTGGTTTCAGGAGTTTCTCGGCGCACCGGATCAGACCTATCAATTTACCCGGCTGGGAACGAATTGCGGCCTGATCGGGCCGAATGCCTGTGTGGTATTTGAAGGCTCGGCCTTCTGGATGAGCCCTGACGGCGGCTTCTGGACCTGTCCGGCAGGCGGAACGCCAACACGCATGTCAACGCCTATTGAGCAGGATGTGCGCGACAATCTTGCCTTTGTGCAGCAGGCCAAGGTCTATGCCTCGTCCATCTCCCAATATCGGGAAATCTGGTGGTTTTATCCTGACAGCCGGGACGGGAACGAAAACAGCCGCTATGTGAGCCTGCAACTGGATGAAATGGTCTGGTCGGGTGGCCAACTGGCCCGGACGGCGTTTTGCGATGCCGGGGCGGGACCATCCCCGGTCGGCGTCGATGACAGCGGGAATGTCTTTTATCACGAGCGCGGCAGTTCCGCGAATGGCGGCGTCATCAGCTGGTCGATTGAAAGCGGCGATGTCTATGTGGACGAATCCGACCGCTATCTGATGTTCAAGAATATCCGCCCGGATGTCGAGGAGCAGCAGGGGCTGGCCCTTCTGACCATCATCACAAAAGCCTACCCCCAGGGCGATGAGACCACGCACGGGCCATACAGCCTGACCGTGGGGCGCGACAAGGTGGATTTCAGGGCATCGGGACGCATTACGCGCCTCAAATTTGAAGGATCGGCCTCACCCGCAAGGTTCCGGCTGGGCCGCATAAACATGGAGCTGGATCGCCGTGGAAGCCGCTGATCTGATCCGCGCTGCGATTGAACAATCTTACGAGCCTTACACCGTCGAAGAGGTCTTGGCGGAAATTGAAAAAGGCCATGCAACCCTGTTTGCAGGCGAAGCCTCGGTCATGGTCTGCACTATGCACCGCCACAATGACGAGATGTCCGGTCATGTCTGGCTGGCAGGCGGGGATCTGGAAGAATTGCGCGATGTGCTTCGGCCACAAGCCGAGGAATGGGCGCGGGCCAATGGGGCCGCTTATGCCACGATTGACGGCCGCCGGGGCTGGGTCCGGGTGTTGAAAGAGCATGGCTTCGAGGAAGTATCGGTAACGGTCAGGAAAATGCTATGAGCAAGAAAAAGACGACTACGACACAGCAACAACAGACCGTCACGCCGACCAACCCCGGCTGGGTGACGGGCGCTGTGCAGGGTCAGCAAGACCTTGTGAACCGCTTGAAGGACCGCGATCCGACCGATTTTGTCGCCCCGGCCTCGCCGCTGCAGAATATGGCTTTCGGTCTGGGCGGCGGTCTGGCCGACCGGATGCAGGGCGGGACCACGCTTGACTTTGAAGCCCTGATGGGAACGCAGCCGCAATCCGGCTCGCCTATCCCCTCGCTTTATAACCCGAATGGCCCGGCCCCGCAGACCATACAGACCGGTGGCGGACGGCCCGCAGGCCGCGGCGTTGCGCCGGGTGGTGCGGTGCTGCCTACGGGCGGCAGCGGCGGTGTGCGGCGCGGGACGGTTCCAGCGTCTGATCCTACGGGCGGCGGGTCGCCCCCGCCTCCCCCTTCTGTTCAGGGCTCACAACCGCGCCAGGCCGTTGCGCCGATGCAAACCGGCGGCGGCTCACCGCTGCAGACGGCGACCGCACCGCAAGCCTTGCCGCAGGGAACACCGGAAAACCCGCTTAATGCGCGCAATGATTCCCCGAATGGGTTTGCAGGCTCGATCTTTTCCCAACCGGGCGGCGGCTTTTTCCCGCAGACAGGCGCGCCGGTTCCGGGCGGCATCATCGAGGCCACTGGCGGCGAAACGCCGGAACAGCAGGCCCCCCCCGATCCGTCCGTATTCGGCCAGGTCGATCCGATGGCGCTCGGCTCCCCCAATCCCAATGATTTCTTTGCAGGCGCGGGCTTGCTTGCTGGTCAGGCGGGCCTTGCCGGGGCCAATACGGTCGGCGGTGTCGCGGGTTCCTATGCTGACACGCTCGGCCCGGCGTCTGGCTATGGCGCATCTGGCCCGGCCACAGCGGGCGGGTACAATGCGTCCGGCCCGGCCTCTGCAAGAGGGTTTACGGCGTCCGGGCCTGCGGCGGCTGGTGGATATAATGCAACCGACCGGGCGGCGATTGAGCGCGCAACGGCGTCACAAGGTCAGGCAGGCGGTGCCGCTGGTGTCGAGCGCGCCAACGCATCATTGCTGGGCGATCCGCGCCTGTATGATGCCAACCTTGCCGGGGCGCGTGGTGCGGATGCTATTTCCGCCGGATCGGGCGAGCGGGTCAATTTGGGCGGCTATAATGCCGTCACGGGCCAGGCTTCCCGCATTGGCGATTTGCCAACATTTGACGCGGCCCAAATGACGGAAGCGGACATTCAACGCTTCATGAACCCCTATCTTGGAAGCGTGGTTGACACGACGCTGGCCGATTTTGATGAAAACGCCGGGGTGGTCCGCGCGCGACAGGCAGCCAATGCAGCCGGGGCCGGGGCGTTCGGCGGCTCGCGCTTTGGTGTGCGCGAGGCCCAGACAGAGGGTGAGTTGAGCCGGGGCCGGGCGTCAACGGCAGCAGGCTTGCGCGCTGATGCCTTCAATACCGCTCTGGCTGGTGCCAGCGAGGATGTTGGCCGACGCCAGCAAGCGGGCCTTGCGAATTTCAATCTGCAAGGTGAACGGGCTTTCGCGGATGCCGCGGCGGAAAACCAGTTCGGCCTTGCCAATATTGATGTGCAAAACCGGGCGGCTGCTTTCGGGGCGGACGCGGCCAACACAGGCCAGCTTGCCAATCAGGATGTCAATTCCCGCTTCCGTCTGGCTGATGCCGATGCGGCCAACCGGGCAGAGCTGTTTTCGGCAGACGCGGACAATCGCGCTTCGCTGACCAATGCGGGATTGCTGACGGATGCGGCAGCTTACGGCGCAAATGCAGCCAATGAGTTTGACCGGCTTAACCAGGCAGCACAAACGCAAGTCGGTCTTGCCAATGCCGATGCCTTTAACCGCTCGTCACTGGACGCGGCAGGGCGCGGCGATGCCATGACGTTTGCCAATATGGACGCCGCCAACCGGGCCGCCTTGGCAAATTCGGACGCTTTCAATCGTTCTTCGCTTGATGCCGCAGGCCGCGCCGATGCTGCGGGGGCCTTTGAGGCCGATGCCGCCAACCGTTCATCCCTTGATTATGCGGGCCGCCGCGATGCCGCCGGAGCCTTCGGGGCCGATGCCGCCAACCGTTCATCCCTTGATTATGCGGGCCGCCGCGATGCCGCCGGAGCCTTCGGGGCCGATGCGCTCAATCGGTCATTGCTGGATTATGCAGGGCGGACGGATTCGGCGGGCCAGTTCAATGCTGGGCAGGAAAACCAGTTTGCCCTGAACCAATTCGATGCCAACAATCAGGCTAATTTCCGCAATGCCGACGCGCTGAACACCACATCGCGCTTTAATGCGGGCCAACAGGACAATGCCCTGATCCGTCAGCTGCAGGCGGCGGGCTTGCTGGGCGATCTGGGGGCCACTATCGGATCAGAGGACCGCGCCAATATCGGGCTTCTGGCCGGGCTGGGCGGACAACAGCGCGGAATCGACAGTGAGTTCCGCAATGCCGAGCCGACGCTTGTTCAGTTGCTGGCATCGCTGCAGGCGCAGCAACCCTATCAGTTGTTCCAAGGCCAGAACACGACCGGTTCCGGCACGACTACGGAACGCACACGCGATCCGATGGGAACGATTGGCGCGGGCGCACAGGCCGGGGCGATCCTGTTCTCGGATGCCCGCCTGAAACGCAATATCGAAACCATCGGCTATGATGCAGCAGGCCGCCGCTGGACGGAATATGAGTATGTCTGGGGCGGGCCACGGCAAACCGGCGTGATTGCGCAGGAAGTGGCCATAACCGATCCCCACGCCGTGACCTTGCATGGATCCGGCTACCTCATGGTT